CGGGGCCGGCCCCCCCGTTCTTTTTGATAGGAAGTAGTGTCGCAGGGACACTATTATCTGAAGTTTTTCTTAAAATTGGCTTATAACTACAATAATTAGTCGAAGGGACTTCTATTGTAATTATACAAAACCCCTCAAAACCCCTCAAAATATTTTTATTCGTAAGATTGGCCTTATGCTAATCTAAATACGAGATATTCAGACAAGTAGTATGTTTTTAGTATAAGAATGTCACAAACGGAGACTAATCCCAATTTCAATCCCACGACAACAATTAATTTGCCAAAACAACAACAACAACAAATGCCACCTAAGGTTACCGATTTTTCAATGTATAAATCTGGACCCGACAGATTTTTAAATTTAAATTGTAATCAAATGGATTGGATTAAAATTGCGAGTAAAAATAAATATATAAACACAGCGATTTGGAGTATTGATAGCTCAACACCATGGTATGGAAAAGAAATCGACGTACCTTTCGTTGAAAGTCTTATGCAAGTAGGTAGAGAGGTTCAAACTTTCTATTCATTTTCAAAAGTTCTAATTTCAATTCAGCCGACCCATCAAGCTTTCTTTCAAGGCAACACCAAATTCGCTTTTGACCCTGCACCTAATCCGAACTATTATTCTATTTTAGGATATAGTATTGATGACTATGGATATTATCAATTTCAAACAGTAGATTTTTCACCAAAGAGTACGCAATCTTATAATTTTCTGTTTCCAATGAATATTCCTTTTGCCTTCTTACAGTTTTCATCGACGAATCCAACTTTTAATGGACCAACAGAAGCTTATTTAAAAAGCTACAATATGGGTAGATTGAGAAGTAGAGTTTATTCTGAGTTAACAACTAAGGGCACTAATACTTCTATTAGCTATCATGTATCTGCTCAAATCATCGATCTTAAAACAGAAGGTATGTTTTATCCATGACCACTTTTCAAAATTTTTCAAACAATAATAACAACCACGTCAGAAATATAAGTAGTAATTTTAATTTTCAAAATCCATATGTTCCTAGTCAAATTTTTTACAATAGTTCGTTTAGTAGAGCTCTCGTTGATAAAGGTGTCGTAAAAGAACAATTTCCCATATCAAAGGCTCAAGATCAACTGAATGGAAAGATTACAGATTTGAAAATCATGAATGCTTTTACATCTCGAGCACCATGGCCAAATGATAGAGATCATACGCTCGATGATTTAAATATACCAAAGCTAGAATCAATGATTGGAGAATCGAAGCCAGTTGAGACATCAATTCTTGACTCTTTACCATCTTATTCTTCTGTTACAGGTCTTGTGGCCGGAACATTAAACAATAGTATAATGGATGCATTAACCCAGCAAAATTACACTAAAACAATGCAAGGAAACACACCAATGCAAGGCGATTTCAATGCTCAAAGAACAGCACAGGTAACATCGGAAAATAGAAATATAGCAACAGCAGTTAGTAGCACTATTATGTCTGCATCCGCTTTGTTAGGACCAGAAGCTTTTGCTGCAGGAACTATTGTAGGAGCAGGTATTGATATTGCTACTGAATTAGGAGAATTTGATAGTACACCAGTACCAGTAAACACAAATTAATGGAACCACAAATGACAACACAACCATTACCCCCTTTGGGCACAACCACCACGCCAACACCATTGTCTATTGAAGGCACATTGACGAATAATCTTGTTGAAGGAGATATTGACCCCCAGCCAATTCCATCATTAAGTTGTAAGAATTCACTGTATTATGGAAAGTTTGAAATCACAAGTAGTAATACTGTAGCTCAAAGAATTTTTGAATACAATATGGAATATCCTTTAGGAGAAACATCAAACGGATATTATAAACAACCACCAAACAACGGAGTATTTGTTTTTCTTTGTCCATGGTCACTAATTCCAGTCTGGTTTTCAAGACAAGCCAAAATTGATTATGCTTTAGTTATGCAACCAGTAAAAATTTCAGATTCAAGAGTTTCAGTAGATAGCATTTTCAGATATAAACAAGAGAAAGTTACTCATTATACATTAGATGCTTTTGTACATGATACGTTTTCACATTATATTGATGACAGTGACGGTTTGATTTCAATGAGTATTCCTTCTTTTTGGAATACAAATTTTGTCCCAACCAGATTTTTAAGGCTTTCAAATACTAATATTCCACCAGCATTTTTACCTAAAACACAAATGACAACTTTTATTAGATCACCTTATGTACCCACATTAATGCATCCAGATAAATTTGATATTTTAGTTTATCTAATTCCAATAGTTTCTGTTGCCTCAACAATGGTTGGAGCAACTCGAGTTGCAAGAAGTTCACCCAATTTTGATAACTACTTGCCATTGCCATATGTATTTAATAGAAAAGCAATTTAAACATGGATACCATTGTTTCTGAAAGCACATTAGTAAATCCCACGACAAGTCTTAAAAATCTAGATGTTTCAAAACCAACAGTTGTCGAGATGATCAGTGAAGAATCATTTAAGAAGTTTATTCCATCAGGTATTAAAGTAAGAGTTAATATTCCAGTTTTTAGAGCGACAAACAGAGCAATGTTCGCTATCAATGTTGACGGCTTTATACCGCAGTTCAACTTAGGCGAAGATTCTGTGGTTCAATTCTATAGAAATTTCTTTCCAGTTCAGGTATTCGAAAATTCTATTGGTAATGTTGAAATTTACCAAGAACAAGTCAATGTACCAATTCAAACACAGTACATTGCCCACAGATTTTTTGCAGGTCATGTCAATGTAGGTATCAGAGTAACATCAAATACAAGTCAGACAGGAACATTTATGATTACACAAGCTAGCACATGTTTGAGAAACTACTACCATAACACCGAAAATTATAGAGGGTTGAGATTTCTAAATACATCGATTGAAGGAAGTGATTATGCCGTAGATTCTTTTATCTTAGGTGATCTCTCCATCAACAGAAATTGGGGGATTACGACAGTAGGAAAAGGAGTTTTACCTAAAATTGATTTAGCACAGAAATTGTGGTACATGCATAGTAGTTATAACACATCACCATCACAAACAGCGCTACTAAATCATATGCCATATGTCGAGCAATTTGCAGAAGATTGGTTATTTTTTACACCTATTACAAATATTCCAAATCAGAACGGAGGTCAAGTAGATTTTGAAATTTTCTTTGATTACTCGAATGTCGAATTTTATGTCCCAATGTTGCCAATACTAGCACTACCAAATGTAAATACTGACCAACAAGTTTTAAATTTTTCATCAACTTTCAAGGATAAAGCAGGAACAATTGGCAGATCAGATTTTGTTTATGGTTTTAGCCCTCCGCCGACACAATTAATTAATTTTACAGATGAGGAAGAAGAAATTAGTTCAAAGGACCAACCTTAGGGTACTCCTGAATAGTAACAAAATATTTAAAACTCGTTTCAGAACGGGGCATTTTGAATATCAAAATAGTGCTTATAAGAGGTACAACACAGAGCTGGTAACTCGTCGGAGTTGTTTTATAAGTTACGAAGTTGATTAGGATAAATGTGTATAAAAATTAGAATTAAGGCAAGGCAATTTTTGTAATTGATCTTATGTTTTTAGTTGAAAGATAACTCAGTGCAGCCTGGTTAAGGCCGGTAGAGACTCCCGAAGCCCGCCTTAGATGCCTTCGGAATTGGTTATGAAACTCGTAGCAATAGTGAGAGTCAATCGAAACCACGAAGGGGCAGAATAGGAAATACCAACTGTCTGAAATAATAGTAAAAGGTTGGAATCATATTACCCTACTTCTGGCTTAGCAAGACAGTTGAGGATATCTGGCTGATTAGAAACATCTGAAATATATTACAAGAGATTGTGACGGACGAAAGTTCAGGAATAGATCTATCCTTAGTGATAATCCCCGCACGCGTAAGGTCGAACGGGTAGTGGGAATATACCTGGATGTGAATTAAGTAAATCTATAGGTATGGTCTTTCCAAAATTAGACTTCTCGATATGGTGCTATGCGGAGAAAGCAGCATGCAACCACTTTTACCCAACTTAAATTTATGCAGACACCAATACAAGATGAATACAATTAAAGTTTTACCAACAAAATTCTTAACCAACCAAATTTTCAAAGTTAAAGGACAAGTTGTTACCCACGTCGATGGCTTCGATCACTACCATTTTAACACGACTCACTACAATCTGAGGACTGTGAAACAAAAAGTAGTTGACCTAGGCAATCATAAGGTCACCGTGATGAAACCGAAAAAGGTAGTTAAGACGAATGTTGAGTTGACGTTAGGTGAATTTGAAATGTTGATCAAGGAGTTTGTAATGAAAGATCAACCTCAAGAGAAAGTTGAAGTTGTTCTTAAAAAGACAAAGATTCAAATTCAGAGAAGCAGAAAGGAGTTGGAGAAAATATTGGACCATCTTTTTGATTATCGAACTTTTCAAGCATGGCAACCACCAATGACAGTCGAGCAAATGATGACCTATTCAGAAACGTTGGCACTTAAGAGAAACAAACTCATGCATGCATTGAATGGTAACACCGCATTGATAAGACATTATGATATCGAAGGACAAGCTAGAACACTAATTGTTGAGTTTGATGAGTCTCAAGTGAATGATCTATATAATTTTGAAATTGATGAAGACAAAAATATCGTTTTCACATTATTCACGTATTATAAGGATCAAGCAAGAGTTAGATTGGAGACAGATGGTATAATGAATGCTAATATTGATGGTACTCAAAGATCAATTAACAAGATTAAGAAAATGCTTGAACCTGACAGACATTGTGTCTCGCTCCCCAAAGAAAAAATTACATTGCAAGTTGTTGGAAATAAAACGACGGTAGAAACAAGGGGGCTTTGTAATTACGATGAATCCAACTGATATAAACATCGAGTCAGATCAAATTACACTAACACTAAACAAGTTTGCAGCCGAGAAACTTAAGATTGTTGAAAGTGAAGTGGATAAAATAACATCAAATCTTATCAGGACAAGAAAGTTTCATGATCTTAGAAGAACAACAATTTGGTCAAATCACACAGATTATGATCCTAACAAAAGATGTGTTATTAGATTCAAACCTGAAGTTAAAGAGAAATTATTTAATGGAGTTGAACCAGATCAATATTTAGGAGGGTGTGATGAAGGATCATGGAAATACACAGGCTCTTGGCTTTTATGTCCAAAGAATACAACAATATACAGATTTTCTAAAGGAGATTATACAGGAATATTTGTCAATTCAAATTTGTATCGCAGAGTGCTGGCATCAGTTGTTAAGCAAGAAATGAGCTTAGAGCAAGTAGCAAAGACAGCATTAATGTTAACTCGCATTCAAGTTTCATATATTGAATTTGAGAATACGTATGATTGTGTGTTTTCCATAATCTATTTGTTATTAAAGTCAAACATCAGAGTATTGACAGTTAACAAGGATTATCCATATCCAATTGGCGAAATTTGGAACATTATCTTTAGAACACCAACTAGTTTTGAAGTCTTTGATGTAGATATTGGATCATCCATCAAAACTCAACCTTGCTTCAGAAACATCTCAAAAATAAACCTAACTTGTTGTGATCTTGAAACATTATCATCAAACTTGTTTTCTCAAATAGAAAATTCAACACTTGAAGATATGATAAACATGTACAAAGGAGGAGTATTAACAGCTTTCCAAAATGATACGAGACCTTTAAAATGGAAGACAGAAACAATGAGAACCAATGTTTATTCAGAAACACCAGAATTGAATGAAATGCAAGATTTTGTAAAAGACATCATAGAAGCAAATTTGCATGAGACTGATTTGACTATTTGTGTGAATAGAGCTCTCGATACACTCCTTATTAAAATGCAGAACGATCAAGTAAGGAAAATTAATGAATTCAAGAAAATTCTCATGAAATTAGGAAAGTTGAGATTTGATTCCATGTATCAACCTGGACTTAAAAAACTCGCTGATGAAATATCAAAAGAAACAGATATGGTTCAAAGACCCCTATTAGAAAGAGAAGCAAAAGAAATCATTAATAAAAGATTGTATAAGGAGAAAGATTTGTCAGCTTTAATGAGTACAAATTACTATGCAATGTGTAGTTTGCTGAATGTTCGACCAGGAATGTCACCTTTCAATACTGTGACATACATATATTTTATGTCAAATAAATTGAGAGCGAATATTTCTGAAAGGAACGAAGAAGTTTCAATGGATGAACAACCATCAACATCTGGATATCAAGCAAGAAGAGAGCAACAACAGGAAGGATATATTAGAAAAGCTTACAACAGTTGTAAAGCACCTCTGGATAAATTTACAGATTTTGTCTCAAAATTGTACAATATGGATGATATGATAAATACGACAAAAGAGGAAATATTTTCAAAGGTAGATCAATTTGCAAGCCAACTTGAAGGAACTGGAATGGTTAAAGTCGCCAAAACACTCAAAAATGTCGATTTCTCATCGATTAAAAGTGGATATCAATCAGTAGAAAATCTTATTAAAACATTCTTACAAGACCTAGTAAATAAGATAGGCTCTATTTTTGGAATAAAAACCGATTTTGACATTGCTCCCTGCAAATTGTTTGCCTATTACTTGTTGTGGATTCATACTGACTCAAAAGTTGTTAAATATTTTGTAATATCATCATTAGCTGCAGAATTAGGATTGGCTGATTTGCTCTTAAAATTAATGACAAAAATTGTTATTGGAATTAAAGATCTTTTTACACCAAAAGAGACACATCTAAGCATGAATGTAGTTCAAAAACAGAAGAATAAAACAAAACAAAAACAAAAAGAGGAAGAGCCAATAGATTATAGTATCAATGAGATTGATGAATCAGTTCTAGATGCAGTTTTAGAAGATTTAGAAGTGGTCACTAACAGATTGAGTAAAGAGAACAAAGACGACATGGAAAAAATCAAAGAAAATGTTGATCAGAATATAATACAACCAATTGATGATGAGAGCTGGTGGGACTTTTTAATAGAGAAAGTAGGACAAGGAACACCACTTGTATTAGGTACAATTGCAGTTATTTTAGCCACAACATTGGGAGTAAAAGTTGCAGGATCGACGGACAAAACATCAGTAGGAATGCAAGTTATAAATGGTATGAGAAATATATCGTTTATAGGTCTAGGCTTAGCAGCTATGCCTAAGATATTCAATTATGCAGTCGGTATTTTCCACTGGGTTGTTGATAAGGCCAAAGAATTACTTGATAAATCATATATGTCAAAAGATAGATATTTTAGAAAGGTAGGAGATTGGCTTAAGAAAACAGTTTATGCTAGAGGAATAACAGAACACCAATTTGTTAGAAGTACTGTTTTTACAGCAAAATTCTTTGAAAATTATATCGAAATGAGAAGATTAATAGAAGATCAACATCTGTTAATGGACGAAAGAGATTTGAAACAAGGTTTTGCTAAAAGAGTTCAACTAATGAATGAATTGTTCCCAATAGCGACCGCAGCAATGCAAATATCATTAGGAAATCACGAAATCTTTCATGTTCAATTTACATCACAACCAGGTTATGGAAAAACTGATTTATGTCATCAAGTCCTCAAAAATTTGCAAGACACATTGAACGATCTTGAGAGAGAAACAGCAGCAAATATAGGAATACAGAAGAAAGCATTCACAGCAGGAGTTTATCCGGTAAAAGAAACCTTAAATCACAATGATATGTATTACAATCAAGGATTTGGAGTAATGGATGAAACTTTGGTTTTTAACAATCCACCACAAGATCAGATAATTAATACAATCTTCTTACTTTCAGGTTTTCCGTGTATATCACAACAAGCTAGTTTAACAGATAAAGGTAGAATCTTTGATTTTAAAGTAATGTTGTCAAACACTAATAACCCGTATATTAAAATTCAAAATATGGTTAATCCAAAAGCATTACACAGAAGAAGATTCTTATTTAGAGTTAAATTAAAAGAAGAATATAGAAAACCAGGAGAATGTCAAGGAGAATTTGTTGTTGATGATGCAAAAATCTTAGAAGCTGGAATAAATAGATCTTTGGGAGAACATCTTGTAGTTGATTATTTAGACTCATTGGAAGATAAAATCATGGAAATCAATGGAATCAAAATGGAGAACATGTCCGTTAAAGGAGCAAACAAATTAATATGTGCTCTATTGAAGAAACAATATCAAACCGAAGAGAAAAGATTGCTTAACAGAAATGGTGAACAATGTTATGCCAGGGTAGCTTTTGAGAAACTCATGCATGATATGCAGGAATTTGGAATTGAAACCATTGATGAAAGCATGCTAGGAGTTGCAAGTGAGTTTACTAGAATTAACAACTCTATCGAAGGTTTGTCAATATCAGAACCAATGAAAAAGAAGTACAAGAGAGATCTAAACATAATTTCAAAAGTAGCTCCTTACATATCAAGAAAATATGATTCTGTAACAGAACTTGAACCGAACGAGACAGGATTTTTTGGCCCAGAACACAATATGACAAAGTATGCACTAGGAAAAGAAAAAATTAATGGTAAGTCTTATTGGTTTTTGAAACCAGGTCAACAAATAGCAGTGAAAGGAGATATTGATTTCGATGAAATATCTATCAAAAAGAAAATAATAAATGGCGAATCTTATGATCATTTGTATTATCCAGTTGATACAGCTTATTCAAAGGAATCAATACTATACTGGCTTACAGAATTATCATCATGTATTAACAAGAAACATCTTGAAACTGAAATCAAAGTCAGGAAGTTGAGACAAGAAAGTGCAGGACTTCTGTCAATATGGCGAGAAAAATTAAAAATTGTACATTATGACACATATAATCTAGTCAAGAGTATCGCACAGTACTTGTATAGAATGGCAGTTGAATATATAGGAAAACCGTTAATGACAGGAGTAACAATTTCAATAGCAGTAATTGGAGTATTTTTCTCTTTGAGCATAATAGGAAAGTTACTTACTCCAAATATTGAAGAAAGAAGTTACAGTGTTCAACATAAAGGCGTTAGAATTCCAACAAGTCCAGCAAAATTACCAACTATAAGAAAACAATCAACTGAAGTTATGGGTGATTTTGTGCCTTATGCACCATTAATTCAACAGGATCCTAAAACACCATTTGAGAATTGTGAGGACGAAGATACAATCAAAAAGTCAACATATAAGATGCGATTTTATGTACAAACCGGCGAAGGAAAATACAAAGCAGAAATTGGTACTATAATTGGATTGAAAGGAAATATCTTCTTAACATGCAGACATAATGTGGTTAACATCAAAACAAGTAGAAAACCAGTTGGAATTGAAATTTGGGATCCAAAGTTCGAAACAAATCCAAATTACACAATAAGAGAGTATGAAATCACAGCAAATGATGTCCAATTTATTGAGGGCTCTGATGCAGCACTGATATCAATTAAAGGTTTTAGGGCTACAAAGGATATCTCAAATCATTTTGTTTCGGATTCAGATATTGGAAAGGACTGTTCAAATTTTGTAACTGGCAACCTGCTTTCAGTCATCTTGAGCAGTGATGTTTTTGAGAATAGACAACCATCTCTCAAAAAATGGAAATCAACCAATTGGTGTCAATACAATCGTACACGTGACTTCAACTACACTAAATACATTCCGGATTATATTCTTGAATTTAATCCAGAATGTAGTATAGTTCATGGAGATAGTGGATCATTGGTTATGCATGACAACAACAAAGTGCAAAGAAAATTCTTAGGACTCATTTTTGCTGCAGGTGCAACAGGTTTTGTCACTGTTGTAACGTCGGATCAAATTGCAAAAACACTTAAAAGATTTGAACCAGAAAAGCAAATTACTGTCACAAATTTGAGCTTCGAGCGATTGGATCCGAAACATGAATTATATGATGTCTTTAAATACAAAGATGAATTGTATAAATCACCTTACGGTAATGTAGGAATTTCACAATCATCCGGATTCATAAAAACAGATTTGCACAACAAGTTTAAAGACAGTAAAGAATTTGAAGTATTTCCCGCAATTCAAAATCTGAGAGACCCAAGAATTCCAGAAGGTGCAAGACATCCTTTCTATGTTTCATTGAATAAAACAGCAGGTGAGAAAAATCCAACATTTTCACTAGAGGAAGAAAAAATCATGAAATCAGCTCTCGAACATATGTTTATAACACATACACGCGGAATAAGTCAAATTAGAACGTTTACAACAGTTGAAGCAATTGTAGGAGTAAAAATGAGAGGATCAACAACAATGAATATTAAAACAACACCGGGTTTGCCTTATTCATTACATCGAAGTCGCAAAGGAAAAACTGATTATATTAGGTTTCACGAGGATACACAATCATATCAAATACATGATTTTGTGTTTACGGAAACAGAATATTATGAAAGTAAATACAGAGCGGGACAAATACCGGTGAATTTTAAACATGAATTTTTGAAGAAGGAATTAGTACCAATTGCAAAAATAGAAGACCCCAAAACGAGGACGGTAGCAACAGGAAACATGTTTCATCAAATCATATACAAT